GAATCTCTAATGTTACCACCTGGTGCATCTACATCTTTAAACTCACCTGGCTGTATTGGTGCTGCTTCATCTCTAACTCTTACACCTCTTTGTTTAAATCCTGCTGGCAGGTTTGATAACGTACCCGCATCCAATAATTGACGGAGAGCAACGGTTGCAGTTCTGCTCAATCCGCCAATCATATGGATCAATCCAAATCCGTAGAATCCTAGTCCTGGCAGAAATTTAAAGTGGACAAAGTAAGGTATTCTATTTTTTCTTGGATCGTCAGGATTAAAGTTCCTTCTAATAGAAAGAACTTTTCGCGAACCTTCTTCTACAGTCACAATATAGGGGAGCTTGATTCCTGTATCGTCTCCGTTCGCGTCCTTATCTTCGAAACCTTCTAAATCTAAATTTACATGACACTCTAACAAAGTATACACTGGTTCTTGTCTACCTGTTTTTTTAGTGCCTTCTAATTCTCTCTCTTTCGACTCTACCTCATCTTTCATTATTGATGGTGCTCCTAATTCTATGTCAGAATAGAAACCACCAACTTGTTGTTTTCTTAAATCGTTTTCTGACATTTTAATTACATGCATAATAGCTTCTGCATCTTCTAGAGATGTTGCAGAGTATGGCACGATTAAATCATCAGCTGGCACAAACTTAGATACAGCTCTGCCTAATAAATCATCGTAATAAACTTTTTTAAATGTAGAACCTGCAAGTGGTAAATGAAATAACATTTGATCAAACTCTGGTTCGTACTCACCCATCTTTTCCATGAGTTCGTAGTTCATGTAATCTTTTACTCTTTGTGCTTGCGCTTCTTTTTGTTGATCACTGTTGCCAACGATCTGTGTTCTTACTGGACCTTCCGCTGGTAATAACTCTTTGTAAGCTCCTGCTTGGAACTGTGTTACAGCTTCTGCAAGAACAGGGTGCGTGGCACCTGAAGCTCCTTGGAAAGGCTCCGTTCTATTCTCGTATTTAAATCCTAACAGGTCAAGTCCATCTGTGTAAGATTTTTCCCAATCTTTTCTTGACGCTTTGTAGTCCGTGTAATTTTGAAATAATTCTAATCCGATAGGATCTAAAATGTCGTCTGGTAGTAGTGCTGCTAAATTATCAAAGTGTCCTGGTGTGCCTTCAATATTTACTTTGCTTGGATCAAAATCTAACTCTACACCACCATCTTCTGTTGGTGTAACTTGCACTGGTTCTTTTAGTGCTTCTTCCTGTTTTTCTAATTCTACTTCTTGATCAGGTCCTTCTATTTTTACAGAGGTCCCTAACTCGGAAAGAGTTTTATCGATATCTGCCATTATTTACGCTCCTTGATAGGCTTAACATTTTTAGCTACATAAGGCAACCCATGTGGTGTAGGCCCTGATTTTGGTGGAGGTCCAGATTCATCACCGGCCATCTTCATAATACCACCACCTGCTTTATTTGATCTTTCTTTTCTTATCGCATCTAATTTTTTATCAAATTTACTTCTAATTTTTGTTATTTTAAGCTCTGATGGATCTTTTAAAATTCTTAGTAAGAAATCATCTCCAATACCCTCTGGCGATACTCCCATTTCTATTAACTCATCTAAACTGTATTTCTTACCATCTTTAGCTAACAGTTCTAATACTTCATCAATAGAATCTAAACCAGGCTCTACATCACCCAAGCCTCCATCACGATCTGGCGTTGCTATGTCCTCTGAATAGTTGTCTGGAACTCTTACAGATTTACCCTTATCATTTATTATTGTTTCAGGTGGGTTATAGTTTATCTCTTCTACTTTCATAATTCCCTCTATAGTTTCATATTCACCATCACCAATAGAATAGCTGCCACCACCCTCAGTCTCTTTTCTAATATTTATTTTACCAGTATCTAATTGTTCTGTTAGTGTATACCCGTTGTAATCATAAACTTTTTGTCTTTCAATAGTTGCGGCTTTTTCAGAAATATCATCACCTTTGGATTTAATTAAATTAACAAAGTCAAAGAAGTATTTTGGTGTGCCACCTTTTGTTATAATTTCTGGTGCAGCTTTTTCTACAACCTTTTGTGCAACTTTAAATAAATTATCTAATCCTAAATATTTAAGAAGACCTACAGCACCGCCAGCTCCAATAGATAAGACAATGTCTCTTCTTGTTTGGTCAACTGCTCCTTTTTTCTCTATCTCTCTGTTGACTTGCTCCATGGCTTTGCCTGTGCCAACAAGATCTTCAAGTTGTTTTTTTAATTTAGGAAACTGTTTAAATAAAATAAATGGTGTCACTGGTCCTGGTATTTCTCCACCAAGCTCTAATAAACCTCCTGTTATTTTTTGTGGGCTTGTTCTATCTTTTTCTAAGTCTTGAATTAATTGTTTCAAACCAAAATCTTTTTGTAATTTATCAGTAAACTCTGGTGACAAGTTTTTTATTAAATCTTGTAAAACTTGTGGTCTACCTTGTATGGCTCCTGCCACTGCATCACCAAGGGCAGGGATAGTTCTAAGCATGTACTCTGGTATTCTAGTTACTCCCTCTAATGTTTTAGCACCATAGTATGGAAAAGCTCGTGGATCTAGAAACTGTGTGTTAAACGATTGCACTAAAGTTCTGTCACCATCTTTACCAAAAACCATTTCTCCAACACTTGGTGAGTTTTGTTTGATAAATTGTTCTGCAACATTAGGACTCTCAAGAGCTGCTAATGCTTGATCAACAAAAGGATCAGGTGTTCCATTTGCAAAACCAACACGACCACCGCTTGCCATCTTCATACTTTGTTGCTGTAAGTATTCTTCAAAGCTACCTTGAAAACCATCATCAACAGCAGATTGATATTGTAAGAAAGATTGGTTAGGAAAAGAATCCATCAAGGCGCCAGCTACTTGATCGTCTGTTGTAATCTCTGGTAGATTAGCTATTTCTTCTTTTAAAAGTTCTCCTGTTTCATCCTCCCGAATTGCTTTTTGTTTTGCAGCTACCTCCGCAGACGTATTAAAAGCAACAGCTAAGTCTCTTGGGTCTTTAGTAAACTCTGCTGCTTTTGCAACTTCATTAATACCAAGGGCAAACAATGCTGGTGGAGATTTTCTAAGTATAGCTTTTCCTACACCTTTAGCTGCTTTACCAAAAGTCATTTTAGGTTTGTTAATAGAAGATTTTTTAATCAAAGCTTCTTTAGCTTGGTTTAATTTTATTTGTTCTTCAGATGTAAATTGTTTTAATGGTTTATTTGGATCTAAACCTAATTCTTCTGCAAGACCCTCTCCTAATCTTAAAGCAGATCCACCACCAATTTTTAGTGGTTTACCATTAACATCGATAGTATCAACCTCTATCACACCTTTATAAGCAGAGTATCCTGCTTTATCTAAATCCATATCTGCTTTTGCAATAGTGTTTCTAATTTGATTTAATTTGGCATCTATTTGTTTTTTATAACCTTTTGGTTTATTTTTATTTAATTTTATTATTTCTTTTTTTCTTTGTGAGATTGGTCCTTCATAACTTTGTATGTAATTGTTAACTTCGTCGGGTAAATAGACTACATTGTTTAATGTTACTGGAGATGTTTTTGTAGCATCCATGTGGTGGTATTGAAAACCAGAACCTTTTGGTCCAGCCATGAATTTTGCTATGGTTGGATTGTCAACAAGTTTTAATTTTTTAACTCTAGCTTTTGTTTTTATTTGTTCTGCGGTTAAATCTTTTTTATCAATAGGTATGTTTGCTTTTCCTTTGTAATCTCTAAAATCTCCTAAAACACTTCTAACCTGTGCTCTAGCACTATCAAAGTCTTTTACACCAGGCCCATAAACCTCCCTTACAATTTGAGATATATTTGGTTTACCAAAATTTTTAATTTGTTTGTCGTAAGCTGTTACAATTTTTTTACCAATGCCTTTTTCCGGAGATAATGGAACACCTCTTGTTTGCAATCTAGCATCGCTAGGTTTACCATATTTTTCTATGTAGGCCTCCATAACGGGAGTGTCTATTGTTAAACTTCTTTTTTCTGTTCCAAAACCAATTCTTTTACCAATCTCTTTTAAATTAAGGTTTGTATTTTTAATTAAATTATCTATTTCTTTTAACACTTCGTCTGTGATTGGAAACGGAGATCCTTTAACAAAATTAACTCTACCACCTAGCTGAAACCTATCTCGTAGCGTAGGCTCCATAGATTCAAACTGTCTTGTTGCGTAGTTAAATATTACCTTCATGTTAACGAAACTATCCCTCCTTCTGCAAAGTCTGTGTCATCAGGAAACTTTATAATCTCTGCTGACTCTAGCAAATCATCACCTGCTAATTTTTGTGTATCCTCTGGCACAAGATCGTTTCTAACTTTTACAAGTTGAGCTCTTCTGCTGTTTGCATCAAGTATACCTCTAACCATGGCTTCCTTAGTTCTATAGAAAGGACTATCACCAGATTCAATAATAGAAATTAATTCATCAATCTCTTTTATCTCTTGGTCTATCTCACCTGGTAAATCATAGTGTCTTACAGTTTCACCTGGCTTGCTTTTGTTCTTAACTACGACACCAAGATCTTCAAATGTTTTTTGACCTGGATATCTTGGACCCAAATCAAAGTCCATGTCAAAAAATACGTCATCTATATAATCTCCTAATTTATCAAAGGCATCGTCACCGTAGTGATGTCTGAATATTTTTATAGCATCTATGGTGCCAGGGTTTTCGTCTAGACGTTTAAGAACATTAGGATCAAGATCTATCTTACCTGCTTTTCCTTGTTCAACAAGAAACTGTCTTGAAAGGTATCTATACATACCTTCATTCTCCCCATAACCTTTACCCTGAAATTTAAGTCTAGCTTCTTTCATTTGTTTACTTTGTTTTCTACCAGATCTAATATCCTCAATTTCATCTATAGCTTTTTGTATTTTGTC